CATGTCGCGCCCACCAAACCCCCTAGCAAGCTTTCGCTCGTTCAGCTATTATCATGTTCTTGCCATCTGCGAATCGTCTCAGGCAGCGGACGAGTTGGCAAAGATAGTAAAACCAGATAAATGGTTGCACCCAGCGGCGGTCAACCCAAACCTTGGAGACGCTGATACATTCGGTTCTCTTGGTTCTTACGCTGTTAAGTATGTTAATGAAAAGCAAAAAACAGGTCGCCACTGTATTTTGATTAATGGTGCAACAGACGCCACGTTTACGATCGCTCGTGCAAAGTGGTCATCAGCTACAGCAGCTGATGCGACAATTATGGATCGGTCAACGTCAATTGCAATCGAGGGAGAGCTGGATATCTCAGAGCCAAAGGGTGTTGTGTTTCTCGACGTTTTGGTAAGATGCTGCTTAGCGCTGGAAGTAGACTCGGCGAATGTTGTGTTTCTATTGAAGACATTTTTTGTTGGTGAGTCAGATGATCTTCCCAACACTGCGAAGGATCCAGGAAGCCCCTCTTACATCACTGACATTGAACCTCTTCGTTTTATTGTTTATGACGTCACAGGAAGTTTTGCCGCAACAGGTGGTCAGTACCACATGAGCTTTGTTGCTCTTACTCACGGCGCTTCGAGACTCCCCCAATATGGGAAGAGTGCATCTGGACTTTATTTTTCTGCTGGGGAGTCATTAGAGACAACCTTTAAAAACTTAGAGACGGTTGTAGCGGACAACTATGATGAGCTGTTTCATTGTGTACAGAGAGTAGTACCGGATTCAGAAATCAAAAGTTTACTAACGAAGGTCACATATACGTTTTGCCTTCATAAAGTTTACAAGGAAGACGGATACAAAGTTAGTGACTCAGTACAACAAGTAAAGGACACGGAAAAATGTGGTGACGAGTCAAAACTAACGATTCCGGCTAACATGAGTATTGAAGATGCCATTCACTTAATTATGAGGAGGTGCCCAAAAGTAACCGAAGAGGCTGCTCTGGGCGTGGGAGTAGAAGGAAACAAAATTCATTATGAATACAAAATCCATTCGGGAATTTCCTCGGAGCGCGGTTTCGATGGAAAGGTGCAGTACACTGTTCATTATTTTGTTGAGCGTTTTATGCGTCCAAAGGACGTTTCCTTGTTTGACATTGCAGGTAAGATTGTCAGCCGAGATCTAACAGAGCTTACTGACAGTGAAGAAAAAAACTTAACTGAGGGTGAACAAAGGCTACGTGACAATTTAATTGCTTTTGACTACATCTATACAGGAAAGAATATCGACATTCTCGAGTTTGAGATGAAGATGAACTTGGGACTAGCATACTTACAAATCGCAACAATCAATAACACACTCAAGGAGCAATTACAAACAGTGCCTACAGGTGTTACGCACGTCAATGAGCTAGATCCAACGGTTCGTTTCGGTAAACCAACGCAAATCCCTGTGTTTTTTGGAACACAAATTCGTTCACCGACAGCAAGAAATTCACAGAAACCATCGGAGAAAGCCGGCGCAGAGTACACGCTGTCTAAGCATGCTTCGCTTGAGGTGTCCGATGTGACAATGAAAATTTATGGCAATCCACGTTTAGTTGGTACGGTCAACGCTACCTCAAATCCCGATCTCCTGTGTGGACCAGAGCTGCTCAATCCGGAGTTACACGAGCCCAAGCCATCCACTCCGCGTGTTGCCAACTTTAATAATTGGAGTCACTTTCCCTCGTTTGTCAAACTTAATATTAAGATGCCTCGTAACAACGATGACATCTCATTGTTTACAGGTGAATTAGTAACAGACTCAGTTTCCGCAGGCGGTAGAGATTTTACTCGTGAATTTTGGTTTACAGGTTTCTACTATGTTATAGGAATTGAGCACCTTTTTGAAGGTGGTGAATTCACACAAATATTTTCAATGCTCGGTATGCCCGAAAGCAATGCAACCAAGGCACTTAATCGACAAGGACATGGCGCTGGTGAGATTGATACCAACAAACGCGTGTTAGAGTGTTATGACAGTCGTGTAGATCCTTGTGCAAAGGGTGACGAGAGTGGTCGACAAGTTAGTGGAGGACTTAAACTAACGGCGGCACAGATTGTCGAAATCAATACAGCTTGCGCTCAAGCAGCAGCGGCAGCAGCAGCGGCAGCAGCGGAACAGCAGAAAAAGGTTTGTACAGAGAACACAATTCCGAAACGCTCTTTCCAGGAGAATGCCCCGAACGCCGGGGGAACAGCGGTGACTGGTATGCTCCCAAAACGACCACTACGAGGCAAGAAGCCAACATAACGTTAAATAAAACACATAGGATATAACACATGCCACTCCAGACAAGACAAAAAGAATTGCTGATCCAATCAGGCACAGCAAAATCGACACAAGAGTTCATTACGCTTGGAACAGTTGTTGATACGAACGACCCACAACAGATGGGGCGTGTCCGTGCTGTTTGTCCAGCGTGGGGCGATACGTTTCAAACAACTGCGGTGGATCTTCCTTGGTGCATCTATGTTTCACCGTTTGGTGGTCAAATGGATTATGGAAATGAGGCAACAGGTGGCACCGACCGAGGTCCTGGTGACAGTGAGAATTTTAAAACGGTAGGTAGTATTGCGTACGGTTTATGGGCAATACCAAAAGTTGGTGCTCAAGTAATTGTTGCGTGTCTTGATGGTGATCCTTCCATTCGCATATACATGGGATGTGTATATAATCAGTTCGTTCCACACACTATGCCACATGGTCGTTGGATGTCTGACGATCATGATGCGCTTGAGCTGAGTACTGTGGATGCAGCGCCCTTTGGTCCCTACTCTTCTCGAGAACGCCTAATTGAGCCTCTCAGTACAAACATTGAGCAAGCATTTGGTCAACAAGGTGAGCCGAACTATGAATGGCGAAACAGAGCAGCGGATTATACTGTTGCAGGAATTGGTGTTCAAACGCTCGATGCTACTGCCAGCAACGTGCAGGACGACAAGAACTTTACACAAAATGGATGGACAAGCACTCAGGGGTATGCTGTTAGTCGTAGTGACCCAGATGGTCAATCAAATCTGACAGGTAACATCTATGATTCACAGGTATATGCTTTGACATCGCCCGGATTTCATGCATTGTCAATGGACGATCGGATTGAAAACTGTCGCATTCGCTTGCGTACCACAGGTGGTCATCAAATTTTGTTGGATGATACAAACGAGCGCATATACATCCAAACAGCACAAGGCAACAACTGGATAGAATTAGATCAAGCTGGAAACATTGACATCTACACAACAAACAAAGTTAACATTCGAGCTGCCAAAGACATCAATCTTACTTCTGATGAAACTATCCGTCTAACGGCGAAGAAAGGTATCCACATGTATACCGATGATGAGATTCGTATGCACGCATTGAAAGATATTCACGTGCTTACAGAACAAAACTTACGTGGACATTCCTTGCAAAGTACATATTGGCAAGCTGACCAGTCGATTCAGCTTACAGCTGGCGAATCGTTTTATCTTGCAGCTGCGCAAGAAATTAATGAGAAGTGTGGTTCAGATATGAAGCTGTCTTCTGGTGGAACAATCCACATGAACGCTGGTGATGACATTCTCGAAACAGGATCAATGATTCATCTCAACGGACCATCTGCCTCGGTTGCAGATTCAGCTCAGGCACCAAACGAACAACCGGCGTTTTTGGCAAGTCGTGTACCTGACCACGAGCCTTGGGGACGTATGATGACAGCAAATGACTTTACGCAGGACTCTGAGTTCCCGTATACTAGCGATCAAGTCAACCGTTCAGAGCGTGGAACAACAATTCCTCGTGGTGCAAAGTGGCGCAGATAAATGCCTGGACCTAATAGATAAATATTGAAAAGAGGAGTTTAGTGAACATGGCACGTGGTCTATACAGAGGATTCTCATCGTTCGAATATGAGCAAAAGAAAACGTTCAAAATTAATGATCTTCAGCTCGTAAAATTAGATCTCTTAAATCATATCTTCACCAGGAAGGGTGATCGTGTGATGATGCCTACGTTCGGTACACGTATCCCTGACCTTACATTTGAACCGTTGGATGATGTTACTTTGGATATCCTTCGTAATGATTTACTGGAAGTGTTTAGGTTTGATCCACGTGTTTCTGTGTTGGATCTTGTGATTACACCGAACCTCGATGAAAGTAGCGTCTCGGCCGCAGCCCGACTGTTATATGTTGAGCTTGATCTGATCGACGATTTAAATTTGAATATCGTTTTTGAAGGTGGAACATAATGAGCAGACTTGTTTCTAGAGCAGAAAGTTTCGAACGTGTTTACGAAGCGTTTGAAAACATTAACTTTGCTGCATTTGATTTCAACACAATCAAGCAAAGCATCCTTGATTACGTTAAACTATTCTTTCCAGAGTCGTTCAACGACTTCATTGAGACAAGTGAATTTATTGCTTTGGTTGAATCGTTTGCGTATATTGCAGAACAAATTGCATACCGCCTTGATATTAATGCGCATGAAAACTTTATTTCTACAGCGGAGCGCCGCGACTCAATTCTACGTTTAGCAAAACTTATCTCGTATACAGCCTCACGTCCAATTCCCGCTAGGGGGTTTACTAAGATTTCTTCTGTCACAACAACTGAGAGCATTGTTGATGCAAACGGAAACGATCTGGCTGGTGTTACAATTGTTTGGAACGACAGCAGCAATCCTAATTGGAAAGACCAATTTATTCTTGTTATCAACCGTGTCCTTGAGCAAGAGTTCGGTACCGTTGGTCCCAACGATCGTTTTCAAATTCAAGACGTTTTGTTTGAACTTTACAATGTTAACTTGGTGCCTCTAACCAACGGCGTATTTAAGTATTCAGCAAACGTTAACGGTTCTACAACTCCAATGGAACTGGTGCCCGTTGAGTTTGACAGTTCACAGGGAATCATAGAACGTCGGCCGGCTAATAACTCCAACTTCACTTTGCTATATGCATCAGATGGTCTTGGTGACGCATCAGAAACAACTGGTTTTCTAACGCTGACAAAACAAGGCACACTTCAACGCTTCCGCACAACATTTGATGGTGTCACTCCAAATCAATTTTATGACGTGACTGCAACAAACGTAAACGATATTGACGTTTGGTTGAACAACGTTGATCCATCCACGGGCGAAACGTTGGATTTACCATCACCCATTTCTTTCCGTCCTTCGTGGGTTGGTATATCTGGTGAATGGATCCAGGTTGATCTTGCTCACTCCCAAAACGTAATCTTCAACACCAATCCTAACCGCAACAAGTATGAGGTTGAAACCCGCGACAATAGTGCCGTTCGATTGATTTTTGGTGATGGGGAGTTCGCTGATATTCCTGCAGGAACGTTCGATATATGGGTGCGCACGTCTGTTAATGAAGACATTGTTGTTCCACAAGCGTCTGTTGTTAACACAACGTCGT